CAGCTGAGAATTCTATGGTACCGTCTTGTAGGCCCACGCGATCCCAACCAGTGACAGTGCGTAGGTAAATTTCAAATTTTCCTTGCCCATTGGCTGTGACTTTTACACTGCTACCAACTGTCACGTTCAGTGTGGACAATGCGGCAAAATTAGGAACTTCAGCAATGATTTTGGCACTACTGTTGTAACCAGGTAGATACCAGTTGATATAACTCCAGTACTGGCGTGTGTCATAATTTTGCACACGATTTAGTTGCAGTTCTCTAACAGTGCCACTGGCCTGAGTGGTTTCTATCACTTGATAAATTGTCCACAGTCCACGATTTCTAGAGTCTGTTGCCACCAAATATTTGTAACCCAATGGTACTGTATCAATTTGTTGGAACCCTAGTATTTCCAAATTGGCCACACGTTTGTTCCAGTTAACAGTTGTAATACCACCAATAGTTGTTGTGGCACTGGGTTCAGGTTCGCGACTGTTCAACAGCACAAATGTACGGTTTTCTGATATAGTAAATTGAGCCAAAACAGTGTTGGCACGAACCAGATAATTTTTCAATGCAGCAAATCTGTCCACAAACATGCTTTGTCTTGGACGGAATTGCACTCCATATCGCTCGGCTGGGCCAAGATTAACGTCTGGCACAAGATTACCAGCAGTGTCTACACCACAAAAGCTGTCTTGCAGTTTGCGATATAAATTGTTGCTAAGCCAGCCGTCTGCTTTGTCTTGTGCAATTAATTCGTACTCAACGTGAACGTTATCATTGTTGAATTCTTTGTCAAATTCAATGCTAATCACAGTGTCTTCAGCTTCTATGTAATCAGCCGCATTGTACAGTGCAATGGTACTGGCATTGATTGGCGCAATATAAGTTATACCACTTGCTCTGGGATTTTCAATGTAATTGGCCACAGTGCTGACAGGCAATGTTTTGCCTTTCTGTGTGGCTGTTGCGGTTATTCCGCGCACCCAGAAATAATATTCAGTGTTGAAGATGCCAACTTGACTTAACACAGTGTTTATTACATAGCTGGCTGTGTCATATGGTATGCCTTCACCAACATAAGCCGAAGGTGGAGTTGGACTGACAACCCATTGATACACATCTACTGTGCTGCCTGGGAACACTTGTCCCCAACGACGACTTGCATACACAATGTCATCTTGGCTGGGATCAATAAATCTCACTGTGCTGGTATTCCACCAGGTTTGGCCCACATAGCCTGCACCCCAAGTTGTGCCGCGAATATTTACAGGACCCACATTGTAGCTGGCTGGATCAATTGCACCAATGTAGTCTAAGTTCTGACGTGCAGCTCCTAGTATCTTGCCTTGCAATGGATTGAAGAAATCATAATATTGTGTCACCGCAGAAGTGATACGATCATAACTGTACACTGAATTCAACAGTCTAATATCAACCACAGGTTGTTGAACTCTCAGTGCAGTCCATGCAGGTACTCTGTCGGGATTGACACTGACAAATACTCTGCCATAGTTGCCGCTGAGTGTACTGTCTCCAAATTCGTTGCCTGGTGCTCCGGTGAACAGCACACCATCATTGTAGTTCACAGCAGTTCCATATCGATCATATGATGCTATGGCTGGACTGCTGATTTGTTGGCCGAACACAAATTTGTCAGGATTGGCCACAGAAGAATTTGAACTTGACAACAAATCGTAAGTGTATACTGCACCACTTTGTATGGTTTGATCAAAGAAATCAGTAGCACCTTCATCAAAGTCAGTTTCTACTGTGTTGCCATCAGTGTTGATAGTAACATCAAACACTGTGATTAGGTACAACGTGCCTCGTGGTGAACCCACCACCAGGTTCACGGCTGTGTCATCAATGTTCAAGCTGGTGCCAAAGCCAGCAAAGTCCACAGGATACGGACTCTGAATGGTTTGTGTAAACACAAATGTGTCAAAACCAATATCATCAAATGCAGTTCCGACTGATCCTGGTGCCACTTGCAGTTTGTTTCCCACCGGTGCTGCCGCTGAATTTTTAACTGCCAAGGTCAACTTTCCAGTGGCGTCAACTGTGGCATTAACATTGGGCACATCCGTATTGATTTGTGCTGCCAGCGCACGTATTTGGCCACTGGCGGTGACCATGGTAGTTGTGGCAGTGTTCCAATAAGATGTGTTGGTCAATGCAATGCCAAGTGACACGTTTTGCAAACTCACATAAATTGTTGTCACTGTTGTGGCAGAACTGTAATTGTAAACAATGGTATTTGTGGAATAAGTTGATGCGCTGTTCCATGCAGATGGCACAACAACATCTTGATTGTTCACACGTATGGTATTGCCGCTGGTCAAGGTAGGATTGGCATTGAGAGCAGTGATAATACCAAATGCACGACTTTGATTTATTTGGCGTTCTACCACACCACCTTTGAAATTTTGCACACTGCTGTTGGGCGCACCCACATACAGGCTGCAATTATACTGGCACAGGTCAGTGGCATATCCATAATTTGAAAACTCTTCGACTGTGTTTTGATTTATTGTTTGTACCAAGTTGAACGCATTGGTTTCAATTTCAATTATGTCACCAATGTACAAATCACCGTTGATAGTAACAGTATTGCCGCTCACAGAGAATGTGTTGGTTGCACCAGGTGCTGCATCCAATTCGTTGGTGAAAAACATATTATTGACCAGTACACTCACCGGTGCCGACACTGTGCCCAACACAGTGAATGTCACAGTTGACCCATCTGTTCCGTATATGAATCGTTGCACATCACGATCGTACACATACACTGTGCCTGCTTCGGCATTGGTGTCAACTGTGGTATACGGAGCACTGATCAATACCTGACGTCCATCAGTGCTGGTGCTGACACTGTGTCCAAATCTATTGCCGGCCGTGCTGGCTGGATTGGTGATGGTACCTGAATATGCAAAATACCCTTCAGCTCTCACAAGAATAGCCGAGCCAGTTGCTGGACTGTTGACAAATGTCAAATCTTGTGTGACGGTACTAAATGTGTAATCAATATTGGGACGTTGTAATACATCATTGACCAGTATTGAGAAACTGTTGATGTTGTTGGCAGTGTACAAATATTCATTCAACGAAAACACTGTGGCCAATGCGGGTGGTGTGTATGTTGGTGTGCCAGAAATACCTGTGACCACTCCCCCTGATACTGTCACGGTGACAGTGATGTCATTTGCAGGACTAGTGCCGCCGCCAAAATTTGCAGCAGGAATAGTGATGCTGTTTGCACTGGGTGTGCCATCAACATATCCTGAGCCACCGCCGCTAAGATACACTGTGACAGTTCCTCTAACACGAGTGACATCAAATGTTGCACCTGAACCTGTGGCACAAGTTGTTGCCACATTGAAATATGTTTGATAATCCAGTAACTTGCGACTGGTTCTTAAAATTTCAACAGCATCACCATCCGCAGGTGCTGTGGTAAATTGAACTGCGGTCAACGAGCCAATCACTGTGTAATCTGTGCCAAGGAACTGTTCTTCACCGGCCACACTCACAGTCAATTGAGTGTTGGCATCAATTTGAATAATGTTACCAATGGCGTATGTGGTAGTAACGCCATCACCCAGTGCCTGCACTCTTTGTCTTTCCCAGTCCACTCGACCATAAGCATACACAGAGTTCACTCCAGGTGCACCAATGTACATCCAACGTTCATCCAGGCTGACTGACACGCTGTACCCAAATTCTTCTGCGGCAGTGCGAGAGACCGGGCTGGTCAACAACTGCCATTGACCGTAGGGAATTAGTCCAGGTCTTCCCAACTGTGGATCACGAAAGATCACTGTGGCATAACCATTGTCCACTAGACCAGTGGATCCCAAGCTATTTGGTGCGCCAGCGGCTGCCCAGGTCTGATTGCCAAAGTCCACACTGGTGCCGTAGCCGCGAGCAGCAGTTTGTCCGTTGAATGCACCGCCGCTGACATCAACTCGGTCCAAGGTCAACACAGCATCCAATGGTGCCAGAGCTGAAATTGGTGAGTACACATTGCTGTCACTCTTCACATATACATACACGCCACCCTGACGCGGCAAACTGCTCAATGAATACGGAGTCCAATATGCGGTATTGGTAATTGGCACTGGAGGACTGGCGGGCACTGATTGCACAGCCTGGAAAAATTCAGTTTGTACAGGATCCAGCACAAACACAATGTCATTGGTTGCGTAGGTGTTTGCAATGCTCCATTGAGTGGCGCCTGCTGGGAAACGATATCTTGGGCTGCCAACCAAGGCAGCAGTACGGTTTTGTGCCTGTGCAATGGCGCTGCCGTATTGTTCGCCTTCGTCTACTTCTACAGGTGCCAGTTCAGAAATGCCGGAGAATACTTCTTGTTTTTGCAACACTGTCCACAGGTCAGCGCCATTGTTGTCTACCCAAACTTTGGCACCTGGTTGAATGGTGTTGGCATAAGGCAAATTCAACACGTCACTGGCCTGTGACACACGTTGTGTTTCCAACGTAAATCCAATGCCGACTCCGTTGACCACTGTTCGGTCACCAGTAAAGCTGAATGCAATGGTAACCTTGTCAAGACTAGGTCGTGTCAACACAGTGTAAACTCCGTTTACTTCAGCGTCAAAGAATCTAATTATCAGTTTGTCACGGACCGTAAGTCCGTGTTGTTCAGAGAATATTACCAGACTGGTGCCATCCAAGTTGTCACACACGTGAGCAATAATACCCGGCACTGCCTGTGCTCGATAAATGGCCCAATCAAACGAATTAATTTTGGCCACCCAGATATTGGTACCAACACCAATGGCGTCAAGGTTAGCTTCTAGACTAAAAGTATCATTGATATCAAATACGGTGATATCAACATCATCTAAATTCACGTACCCTGCTGTGGGCAACGCAGAATCTGTGGGCAAAGCAGTAGTAACTGGCAATATTTCAGGAGATGTTATATTGTAACTTTCTCTCCAGATGTCTGACACCAATATGGCCTGATCTGCCTCGCTGACCTGTTGTGGGAAGACCACTTGCACAAGACTGGGGTTGGAATCCAGCAATGCACGATTCAATCGTAACTGGAAGAAACTGCGGTTGGCGTTAGCACCATATACTGCACGTTGCACCGCCCAGTTTTCATAGATGTTGTAGTCTGCTGATTCCTTGCCAAGATTGGCTTGAGAGAATAATTCAGCACTGAGTATGGTACCTTTTGATCCCAAGAACTGTCTGTATACATTGAGTTGTGTGACATCGTCAAGGTTCAATGATGCCATATACTGACGTGGACGGAAGCCAATCAGGCCGTAGCTCAACAAATCGTTGTCGCTTTCCAAATTGGCTGTGTTGATGTTGTAACTGTTTTGCAGTTGATTGGCTTTGTTGGCCAGATTGGGCAACAGTCCCAGTTCAATTTGTGTGTAATCACTGGCCAACCAGTCGTTGGCATTGAATATTTCTGTGGGTTGTACAATGTAGGCCGCTGACCAATAAGCGCCTTTGTATTTTACAATTTGACCTTTGGTATAAGTTTGATATGGAGACCAATCTTGCACATTGTCTTGATTGAGAATAAATCCCTGGGCGTCAACTGAACCATTCCACTCAGTGGTGGTGGCAGCAATTAGTGTCAATCTGCTTTGACGTGCGCCAGTTATGGGTTGATAGATCAAGTCACCAAACACACTGGCGTTGTTCAACACTATCATGTGTTCGTAAGAGGTGTATTTCAAATCAATTTGACTCAGTGTTTGATCTGTGGCAGGTTCTACTGTAAAAGTATTGTCAATGCGTGTGATCACAAGATTGCGAGTGGCCAATTCTTGACGATTTTGATCTAAAATAATATTTTCACTGGTTTGTGCCACCACGCTGTCAACCACTGCTTGTGGACGAGTTACCTGTAATCTAAATGCCAGTGGGTTGAGATTGATCAAGGCATTGTCGTCCCAACCTTGTTGGCTCCAATACAAGAATTCGGTGACCATTTGATTCCAACTTAGAATGTAGTTGTTGGTCACGTCGTCAAAAATCAAACCTTGTTTTTCTAGATACTGCCCGTATCCTAGCAAGAAAGTACTGACCGCGGTTTCGTCTGCAAAGATATATCCATAAGGAACTTGTGTAACAGTGCCAGTGTAAAAAGTAGGAACTTGAACTGTGATGCCAGCCACGTTGTAGGTTTGTAATTGTCCTGTAAACTGGCTTTGTTCTACGTTAAAGAATGGTTGTGTGGTGCTGTAGCCAAACACAGCGTACCCGCCCACAACTTTTTGTATTACCACAGCAGAATAACTGGCACGATCAAATGGCTGATTTTTATACAGCACAAGATCGTAACTTTCGTCAGGAATCAACAGCGTGGTATTTACAGAGTTAGGACTGGATTTTTCTGTGTAAATTTTAATGTACTGTTTGTCACTGAAACTGGCCATTCTGTAACACAATCTCACATCAAGGAAATCAAGATCCGCAGTGAGCTCCACAGTGCTGTCTACTCCGCTTTGACGATTGTAGTCCACTATCCAGTTGATATAACTGGCCTTGCTGACTCCATTGCCGTAGACTTCAATGTCTCGAGCATTTAATCTGTAACGATTGTTGTAGAGATATTGATCAAAATCAGTGTTGTACTTGTACAAGTCACGATCAGCAAACAGCGCAAAGAACTTAGCTGGGCGAGTCAGTGCCAACAATCGCATGGCTGCAAACGGATACGCACTGCTGTTCCACCACGATGCTTCTACTGGGCCGCCGTCGCCGATGCTCCAACTCTTACGGAATGTTTGATCATTGTAGGTTCCTACCACAGCATCAAACGGACTCAGCAATGCACCTTCGTCAGCCGTGGGCACCACTGGTTGCAACTGAGGATATGGCCCTTGTCCGTACGAACTTATAGCCCAGGCACCTTCGCGCGGTCCAGAATATGTTGGATCAGTGGGATCAGTTGATGTGTACGATGCTGGACGAGCATACTGTGGTACAAATCTTGGATCAATGGGATCAGCAATGTACCCTGCCGCTATGTCATCCCACAACACCAAGTTGTCTTGTGTGTAAGGTCCCTCACCATACAAGGTATCCCACCAAAGTGGTTTAATACTCAAGCCCAACATCTCCCAAGGAGTCAGTTGTGGTTGTTGTGTGTCATAGTAGTAGCGATAGATACCTCGCCAGGCTCCGGGCAATAGATCATTGTCAAGTCGACTTTGACTGCCACTGTAGTTCCAAGAAAATTCGTTGTTGACCTGATAGTTTTGTGTTTTGTAATCCAGTTTGTTCCAGGCCACGTAACTCAAAAAGTCTGTTGCCAGGATGTTGTTGATGTCATCTATGCTGTAACCAGTGGTTCTAAATTGCCCAGGTATGACATCAGCTAATTCGATAGGGACAGGATTTCCGTCCAATTTTAAATTGTTGAATATTCTTGTTTCAAATTCCAACAACACTTGATCACGTATGTCACCAAATGTTTTTGTGATGCTGCCATCATGCCCAACAATCACTGTCTGTGTGCCATTGGTGGTTTTTTGCGACACAATTTCAGGACGAAACGCCGGATACAAGCCCATTTTGGTTGGTGTGTTTGGTACAAATGTGCCGTACGTTGCAGAATATTCTTGCAACAACAACACATCTCCCAGCACAAGATCAGTTAAAATTGTAATGCGTGGACCATCTGTGGCCACAACATAATCAAGATCTCTTGTGAGAATAACATTGTTCAAATACACATTCATTCCAAGATAGTTAGCCGATGTGTAGTTGTAAACTTGAATGGTATCAAATGTGTCTGTTGTGGTATTTGACACGGTGTATGTGGTAGCCTGATACACCTGGCCGGCCGGCAGCATGTCACTCCAATAGAACGGCTGTGCTTCCACCCGGCCCAGGGTGATGTCCGCTATCACAGTGTCAAGCACTTCGCTGGTGGTATCTGATTCTTGTATGGTTTGCTGTGTGACAGCATTCAACATCTGTCCTTTGAATTTCAAATATTCGTTGCTGTTGTACTGCAAGCTGGCAAATATATTGAACTTCTCGCTGCGCAGGAAATATCCAGCCAAGGTCAGTGGAGAACTTTGTTGTAAAATAGTTAATCCATAAGGAACTATATTGCCCAGGTCTCTGGTGTTGTTGGCACCGGTTATTGGTCCAACCAGAGTTGATAAATTTTCACAGATGCTTTCATACTGTGTGCGAATGGTACCCAAGGTAAAACTTGGGCTGTTGCCGTTCAACGGATTGTTTTCTAAATTAATTGGTACCTGATAAAATGCTGTGGCACTGGTTTGATCACTCAGTGCCAGTACTTCAATTACATCAGTTGGTAGATATGTGTCTACCAGCGTAATAGTTGTACTGTTGGTTCCCAGCGTATAAGTGTATTTTTCTGGCTTTATAAAATTAGAACCCACATAAATTTTCAAAGGTGGCATCACTGTGGCAGTGCCCACAGCAACATCTAATTTTAATGTCTGCCCAGTGTAAGTAAATTTAAATTGTTGATACTGCTGGCTGGTGGCCGCGGCTGTTTGCCATCCAATTAATTTTTTATAAATTGTTCTATCCGCGTACTCTCTTGCGGCACCTGAACTGATATCTGTAGTAATTGAAACATTGTCTTCAACATACAAAAATGTATCTTTGTACAAGTTGTTTTCAAACACAATATCACCAACGTTGTTGATATTTAAATATTGCAATGGGAATTGCAATACAGGATCTAGTATAGTGGTGTCACCCACTGCATAACTGAACAACTTGCTGCCCACAAATGTGCTAGATGGATATGTGGCTCTGTCGCCAAAGCTGATGCTGTTCAAATCATAAACGTTGAACAGTGGTGCTTGTTGGATGGCAGTCTTTTGTTGTGCCAATGTCCATTCAACACCATCATACCAAAATGTTTTGCCTGGATTGGTGTTGCCGTACAAACACACTGTGGATTGGTCCAACAGCACTTCGCCATCGCTGGCCAACACCAAATGAATTATTGGTTGTGCAATCAGGGGTGGCACGGTGTCTGGTGTGATAAATTGCACTACGTAAATGTTGTTGCGTACATTGGGATCTTGATCTGCTGCAAAAATAATTCTGCTGCCATCAACCAGTGTGTAGCCATCTGTGCTGTATCCAGTACTGCCTTCGATATTGCTGAGTGCATCAGTTTCAGCAAAATCAATCATGTCCACTGGTTGCTTGCCTTCAGTGCCCATGTTGTACAGTCTGACACCAGGTCTGAAACTGATGATAGGACGTTTGGCTCTATAGTTGTTGTCAAGGTCAGCCACGGTGTTGTTGTAACTGGCAGTGGCTTGAAGTACATCGATGTGGAACCAACGATTGCTACGAGTCCAAGGATTCAAGTCTTGACTTGCTCGATCAATAGTGAGGTAATCCAGTTGATTGGGTTCAGTTGCAATAGTGCTGTCGTTGGCATCTTCTACATAGCTTTCTGGTGTGACGAAATTTTTAACTGGCAACAGCTCAATGGCAGTGCCCACCCCTGCAACATAATATTCATTCAAACTAAATGCTGTGGCAGCCACCTGGTAAACACCTGTGGTCAATACCACAGCCGCTCCATCTCTTACTGAGGATATTGAAAATTGCACGCCATTGGCAGAAATTGATTTGATGTAATAAGTTTGGCCGGCAACAATGCCAAAGGTGCTGGCACTGAATATAATTTCTTCGCCTTCATACAACCCCACCGTGGTTTCGCAAGTGATATAGTTAGACCCGCCCACGGTGTCTGTACAAGTGACTGCCAATGTGCCTGACCCGTAACTGGCAGGATAAATGTCGCCGATAAATTTGACTTTTAATCCGTTGGTGAACACCACGCCATTGGGAGATGTATAATCAGACTGTCCTAAAACTTGATCAATGAAAATTGTGTTGGATTCAGATTGTTCTAACAATCTAATGCGGCCAAATATTTCTGGATCTGTGCCGTCTTGATAATACAACTCGTCCAGTGCCGCTGTCAGCAATGGAATTTGTTTGAAATATCCTGTGGCAAGTTTGTACCAGCTGGTACTGCTGTATGTTCTACCATAGCGGACTGTGAATTTTTCATTGGTATTGACATTGCTAATTTTTGCCAGACTGATATAATCTGTGCCGTTGCGATCCACAATGTTAATTTGCCAAACTTGGTAACGATCTTCGAAGGGAATGGTTATAGCTTGATCAAATGTTGTGGTGTCAAAACTACCAACTGAGCCATTGTCTGTGATTGATGCCACAACCAATGTGAGATCGTTGGCTGGTGTTGCCCCACCCAATTGATTTCCGGTAATTTTTAAAATATCTCCAACTGTGTATCCTGTGCCCGGAGACACCACTTGTATTTCAGTTTTGGTATTGTAAGTGTTGCTGCCTGCAAATAAATTTACATTGAGCAAGGCCCCAGTGCCAGTGCCTGTGACAGATGTCACTGACACAGAATTGTAATTTCCGTACACAGTGATGGTTCCGCCGGGCAGTGGCCAATTGGTGACTGGAGTTGCTTGAGTGTTGATTACACTGATCGACGTGCCGCTTGATGCAGTAACTACAAAATCACCGTTGTACAAACTGGGAGTTACCCCAGTGATACGCACTAGATCGCCAACCAATGGTGGATACAGTTCAGACGCAAAGTCCAATGTTGTTATACCAGATAAATCGGTTGTTATGTCAACAATGTTGATGGGGAGCCGACGATTGCCTGTGGGTTGGGCAAAGCCCAATTGAAACAATGGGTCATAAAACGTTGTTTGCAACCATCCGCCGCTTTCGGCATCAACTATGGGGTTGGTAAACACCAAGGTGCGGGCGTCAAGGTAGGTGATGCCATCAATGCCATTGTAAGTTGCAATAAACTCATCCAACGGTTGATTATTGATTTGGTCAAAATCCAATGTTGTCAACAAATCAACTGGGCCCACATCTGCAAGATCATCGTAAAATTGTTGTGCTGTTTTTTGTGGCACATTGAAAGTAATTACGCCAAGATCTTCTCCATTGTTGGCCACACCAACAACGTCTCGGCTACTGATGTTGGGTGTGAACGGCAAAACTCCTGCAGTACCTGGATTGGTTTGAATCCAAAATCCTGGTCCAGTGCCTGGGGTACCGTTGACAATGTTGAATGTGCCGTGCAAATTGGTTTGATTTTCGGCCACATAATACAGTGTGTCAGGAGCATCTTGAGGCACAGTAAATGTTACCAACCCAGTGACACTGCCGTTGCGTGTGACTCCAGAATTGTACGCACTGCCGGTGCCTTGCACTATGGCAGTTTTGATCCAAAAAGGATATGGTGCATTCAGCGTGAGGTTGAACACGTAAGTGTTACCACGTGCCAAGGTCAATGTTGGATTGGGCAGTTGATCTATTAGATATGAACTGGTGCCACGGTTGGTCACACGATAATTCACAGTTTCTTTGGCGTTTTGTGCTACCCGGAAAGTATAGCTACCACCGCGCACAAGATCAAGTGTGGGATTGTTACCTGGCACACCAGAGAATGTGTAAACACCATTTTCTCTTGTGACATCAAAATTGTCAGTGGCAGGTATTCCTCCAGTGAATATTTCCACAGTTTGTGGTCCTGTGGGTACCCAGAAGTATTGACTGAAGTTTACAAATGAATCATAATCTACAAACGGATCCCAGGTATAATACTCACTGTTATACAGTTGATCGGGTCTGGTTTGATCACCACCTTGGAACCCAATGGCATCATTTATACCAGGATATGTGATGACATTTTTGATGTTGTCGGTATCTGGCTCAAGACTGATGACCCCCGGCTCAAGTTGATAGTCCTGACGGCTTTTGTCTGGTTCAACCACATACTTGTCATTGGGGTTGACTCCAGGACCCACTGTGCGGCCAATGAAGCCTTGAGTCTTTTTAAACTTGGGCTCTTGTACCATTTGGTCCAGAGTGGCAGCCAGGAACTGTTTGTTGACTGGAGTTTGAAAAATTTGTGGAAGAAAATCGACTGATCTTATGCGGGCCATTAAATTACTCCGCTGCCTGGGGCAGTCCGCAGATTGGTACTGGTCAATGCTTCAATCACATCAATGTTGTCAATGACAGCGCCATTGGCAAAAATTTCATTGGGCTGGCTGCGAATTTCATACAGGTCACCAAAACTCTTTTGTTGATCCAAGGGCACCAGTACAACGGAACTGATGATTGTACCCAGTTGTCTGTGCAGGTATGCTGCCAGCTCTGAGAAATAGAATGTGTCACCAAAATTCCATTTGTCAATGCTGAAGTATGCGTTCATTTCGGCCAGTACTGAGCTTTTGATTTCACTGGTGCTGGCCGTGCTATTTTGAGCACGAATTACTTTGATTGTGGCTCGTAACTGTTGTGCTGCCTTGGGCCCAAACAGTGGTTTGAATATCACAGGGTTCACAATGATGTTGTCTGAGATCATTTTGTAATCTTGTAAGTTTTGGTATTCTGTAGTTAATTCATCAATTGTAGGCAAGTTTGGTTGTAGCACAGTGCCAGTGGTGTCTCGCAACCAATTTTGATAAGCAGTGTAATAGCTCAGGGTTACAACATACAGGTCAATGATGTTGGTTGTGCCTGGATCAATTCTATTTGTGAGTGGTGAGTTGTGACGATATTGGAAATACAATGCTTGACGTCCAGTTCTGGCAATCCATCCTGACACTGCGATAATGGTTCTCACACCTGTGACTGAAATACTGAGTTGATAAAATGCCTGATCAGTGTAGGCATAAAAAACTTGTCCTGGGGTCCACTCAGTTTTGGCCAGTTCAATGTCATCCAGTGTGGCATAGTCATAGTTCACAACGCCCGGTTCTGCCAACAAGTAACGTTGCAAATTGTCAAAGTCCACTGTTTGTTGTAGGAACACAAAAGGTCCTGAAGGTGAAGCTGGTCCCACAATCTCGTCGAAGAAGTCAGGATTGTCTGGCACGCCGTCATTGTCTGAATCGCGATAACTTATCAGCACCTGGAAGTCATCAACATAACCATCACTTTCCACAGGTTGCCCAATTATGGTGGTATAGATATCGCCAGGCAGTGGCTGTGTGCTGTTGGGTTGTGTGTTTACTGCCAGCACATTGACAAAGTCCTTGATGATTGTGCCTGTGCGACTGTCGTATACCAGTTGGTCTTCGTAAAAGAAGAAACGTGTTTGTAACACAGATCCAAAGTTATAACTCAATCCACGGAATGTGATAGTGTAGTTTTGATTTTGCACCACAAATTGTATCATCCAAGACGCATCAAGATTTGCTCCGGAAGTATTGCCAGCATATTGCTGACTCCAGGTAGCAGTATTGCTTTGAGAATATGCGTCAAGATTAGTGCTGGTTATGATATACCAGGTGTAAGGTGTTCCAGTTATATCACCATTGTTGTCGTAGCCCAGACCAAAATTACGATTCAACAAGATTTGATCAGTTACGGCTTGTTCCACTGAGTTGGGCAGATCTGTCACAAACAACGGAATAATAGTGTCAACAATGGCACCAGTGGGCACAAAGTTGTTAATTGTGACTGGTCCTGCACCCGAAGTTAAATTGCCAAGACCGCCATTGTATCCATCTCCTATGATGAGTTGTGGACTGGCCCAAATTTCCATGCGTTCATCTGCTCGCATGGGTGTGCCTTGTACCAGTCGGTTGTTGCGGTCAAAGTAATAGCCGGTGGGAGGCACAAATTTAATCAATGCTCCTGGTATCACATACTGAAACATTGTGGTAGTGTTTACACCAATGGGAATTGGTGTGCCATTGGGCCAGGTAGCACTGGTTGTGGTATTTCTAAAATAGCCAGTGGTTTCATTGGCCATGGTGGTACTTTGATTCCAAGTGTATCCACTCAACCACGTTATATTTGTGGGAGTAGTAGTGGCGGTAATTCTTGGAAAGTTTTCGTAGTAAAACTGTTTGACTGTGGGGCCAATCAGGGCTGGTTGAACTTGATTGGTAATAACATCCGCAATGTCGTTGCGGTTGGTCCAGGAAAACAAAATGGTAGGTAGAATATTTTGACGCCATATGCCACCATCACTTGAGAATGTGTTTGTGCTGGAATATTTGCCAGTGTTGTCCACAAGGTCAAGGTAACGACTGGTACCAATTGACGCACGATTCAGGGCTTTAGATTTGATAATTGAGTTATAAGCAGTGTATGGAAACAGGTTGTAATCTTCGCCGTTGACCATGCGGTTCTGTGTATAGTAACGTGCAGGAGCACGTTGTTTGATTTCCCCAATGGGTTCACGTGCCTGACTGTTTGACACGGGACGTGTGATACCACAAGTGAATGTGATAGTTTGCAAGTTGCCATTGCGATCGGTATAGCTGATGGGCAACACAATGTTTTGCATTTCTTCAGGATTGATGATGTATTGCAACCCGTTTGAAGCGCGAACATAGGCACGGAAGATGCCCACAGGAATTTCTGAGAATACACCATCACCAAACACCATGGTGATTTGATCATTGGCTCGGCTTGTAACTGAGTACACTGGTTGCAATGCATTGTCTCGTTGTGCGGCTGCTGTGTACACATTGTCCACATATTGCCATTGTCTGTTGATGTTGCCAACATTGTCCAGCTGAAACAACCAACGGTCTTCATTATTGACACCTTCTATGTTGATGTCCACAGTGCGGTTGGCCACACGTTCGGCCAAGTTGAAATCTTGATTCTGCAATACACCTTGTTTGAACAAAAAGAAATATCCTGTGTTGGCCGATTGAAAGCCCAGCTGATCATTTCTAAACAGCATGTTGAACACTGTGTTGGGAGTGGGCGCTGGTTCGTACACATAATCACGTCCCACAGCGGTTGAAGTCATGGCTTCAAATGGCATGTTTACATTGTCTATTGTGGCTGAATAAGGAATTACGGGCAAGAAGCCAGGTACAAAATTGATTGCGTATTCGTCAGTTCTCACACCTAAGATGGTTTGACGATTGCCCGGACGCCCTACTTTTTGACTGTCTACCAATGAAGCGTTGACAATGGCGGTAAACTGTTCTTGCCAGTCGTTGTTGGTGGGATCAGCCCAGTTAACTGTGACATTGCTCAGGTTTACGCCGTTGTAGTCCACCACGTTTTCAGTGGTAGACACATTGAATACTTTGAGAAAACCTTCAGCGGCTGTGTTGCGCTTGGCTGTGTAGCTCACAAGGTTAGCAAGACGCACAACAGAATCGCGTCGTTCAGCTGTGTCAATGTAGTTTTCACGAGTGTTTAAATCTGTACGAAAGGCCAGTGCTTGGCCCATAAATGCCATAACGTCCAACAAGGCAATAAATTCTGAAGATTCAATGTAGTCATTGAATGTTTCAGGATAGTACAAACGCAGGTAATCAATGAAACTTTTGCGCAGTGTTTCAAAGTCATAGCTTTGAAAATCGGCTTCGCGATAGGTTTGATAGATCTGTTTCCAATCTTCTACACCAAATATCGCTGTTTGTCTTGTGGTTGTGGCCATTGTTTTTCTCGTCCGTGCTTTATTTATTGATAATAAAAACGGCGCAGTTATACGTAACTGGCATTGCGTTGTTGTTGATCAAAGAATATGCTGAGTATTTCGGCATTGGTAGTGTTGACTATGGTGATGGCAATTTGTATCATTACGCCATTTTCCTGAGGAAATACCTGTATGTCACTCAGTAATATTCTAGGATCGCCACCACACACACGTTGTATTTCAGCTCTGATTTCCTGTTGCAGTTGTTCCAGTTGATTTTCAAACAAAAAATCATAAATCACTGTGCCATATCCAGGACGGCCAGGCAACTCACCTTGACGAATGTTGAATGCATTCAACAGGTCCCGTTGAATCAATGCAAAATCAGTCAGAGTGAATTTCTTGTTTTGATTGATGGTGTTGAAGCCGATAAATGTGGTCATAACAATATTTATGGGTTATCCACCCCTGGTTCTGCGCAAGTTGGGTAGATACAATGTTCTTATGTCGTCAATCAGTGCCAGGACCAAGGCCGCGCCGGCGTTTACTTGAGCAATGAATTCAGTATAGGGTTTTCCGGCTACATCTTTTTGCAAGGATGCATAATCTTTGGCCAATTTGTCTAAGTATTTGCGAATAGATTCATATTGTGCAATCAGCGCATCAGCAGTGCTGGCAGTGGCTTCTTTGCCACCTAAGTCAGCCAGTTTGACTTGTTGTTCCTTGGCCAAATAGTTCAATCGCTTGTTCTCAGCAAACAGAGTCGGTGGTGGCCGCGGAGGACCGTTGTAATCTATAGCAGGGATTTTGTCATTTCCAAACACTCTTCCCAGTGCCGCAGTCAATGTTTCTCGATTCACTGTATCTGTGGCTTCTCCTGGTGGCGCTTCTTGTAACATTGCATCATTGAATTTTTCATCAGCACTGCCAATAGCAAATTTGGCATCAGCAAAACGTTTGTCAAAGTCAGCTTGCTTGTCAGCTGGTAGTTGTCCGCGAATCCAGTCTACTCCTTCTGCTGAATCTTTGCTGAACACTGCTGCTAGACCGCCCTGATCCTTGGCAGTTAATTCTTTGATCGGCAGTCCAAACTGGCTGGCCACTGACAGTCCTTTGCCCATTAAATCTTGTTGTGTTAAATTTTGTGCTGCTGGATTACTCAACAGTCCATCAAGACTGTTGATTCCGCTTTTGCCAGTCCACACCGTGGGACTTTTTAACACATCAGTGAGATCATTGGCTCCTTGACTGAGGAATTTGCTTGCAGTGCCTGGTTTGACTAGACCTGCTGTTTCTAATTGTGTGGCATTGAATCCATATTTTCCCACTCCTACTGCATTGGTAAATTGACTGAAATCTTGTCCAGTTGCTGTGCCAACTGAGGCCACTGTGGCTCGAACATCTGTGACGCCAAGTCCTACCATGGGCATGACTGCGGATGCTGTTTTTGCAAAGTCAGCTGTGTTGATACCGTTGATACCACTAGTGACGGGAGTACCCAACAAACTGCTGACTTTGCCCAGGGTGTCTTTGGCCACACTTCCAAACACACCTACTGAATCACTGAGGCTTTTGCCAGTGGTACCAGCTGCAATTGACTGTTTGGCAGTGTCTGCAATGTTCTTGAAAGAATTCAATACGCCTTTGTCTGTGCCTGGAAATCCGCTTTGTGCCTGAGCCAGTTCTGCTTTGGCCTCTTCAAGACCATCTTTGGCCTGTGTTTCTGCGCTGAGAATATCGCCGGGAGAAAACCCTGTGAGCCCACCAGCATCAGCCTGTTTCTTGAAAATTTCAAATGCTTGTTCACGTGTGGTGCCTGGTGGACAGGTGAGTTTGAACGTTTCTGCTGATGCCACAGGATCTGGCAATCCAAACTGTTTTGCTATTGCAGCGGCTTGAGCTTTTTCAGCTTCGGTCAAGGGTCTGTTTGGTGCAGTGTTGGCTGGTGGGGTACCTTGAAACCTTCCATAAGTTTTGCCATCGTCTACTGGTCTAGTGCCAGGCAACGGACTGAGTCCTCTACGAAGACGTTCGTTGTTGACTCTATCCCATACTATAGGGTCATTGCCTGAATATGTTAATTTGTCATCAGGGGTATTGGCACTTAGTCCAGCCTCAAATGAACCAATTGAACTTTTGAGACTGCCAAGATCAAATGTAAATTCACTCATAATGCTTGAATGGTTACTCCGGCTGGCACAGCAGGCGCACCCGGAGGTGGGGTAGGCTTGCCTTCTTCAAATTTGATCTTGGCATCAACACCTTTGTTATGGTAAGGATAAGGTTCGTGCGTGGGTGCTCTGGGCACAATGGTGGTCAGTGCGCCAGGATCAACTTCCCAACCTTTGGCAGTGCTGAATTTTGTGTCATCTAATTTGATTGTGGCAATGGGTTTGGGGGCTGTAACTGAGGCAGCGGCAGGACCATTCAAATCAATTCCACCTGCTGTGAATGTCAATGATTCACCACCATTCCATGATCCGCCTGCACTTTGCAACGCCAAGGTGCCATCTGCTTTGATACCCAGTGTGGCCTTGCTGTAAATTTTCAAATCTTGTTGTGCAGAGATAGCCAAGTCAGTGGCAGCTTCTATTGTGGTACTGGCCTCACTTTTGACCTGGATGTTGCGTCCAGCATACATGTTGATGTCACGATCAGCATGCATGTTGATATCACCATTGGTGCGTATGTTTACACTGTTGGTTGAGAACACATCCACGGTGCCTTCTGCACCAAACTCCAACCAGGTCTGACCATTGGCATGTGTGATATAAAAGAAATTGCCCGAGTCATTCATTGTGATCTGATGACCTTTGGCTGTTCGCAGTCGAAATAATGTATTGGCACCAGTGAGGTCACCGTCATCCATCACCAGTGTGTGTCCGCCCATGCGACCTATTACTTCCGCTTGTTCGGGTTTTATTTCATTGTTTTGAATTTTTTGCAAGATATCATTGGGCTTCATACCGCCTGCGTATATGGGGGTACCAGGGGTTGAAATTCCAAATACTTTGCTAGGAGTTTCACGTTGACTACTGCTGCGTATTGGTCCACGTTCAATGTCTCGGTTGAGCCCTTGTTGAAACAACACACCAGCTACTATATTGTGTACTGGCTTGACTTCATTAAAAAATACAGGTGAGTTTATTGACCCCATGTTGCTGGCATTGATTTCTGTGACTGGTAATAAAAGATCATCAGCAAAATATGTTTGTTGATTTTTATTGGTTGAAAGATATCTTGAGCTGCTGCCAATGGCTGGTACCATGTGCCCCAGTCCGTTGCCAGGCACTACACCAATATAGTAACCCAGTTGGCGATCACCATTGGCAAACACACACAACACTGTAATACCAATGTCTGGGGGTGTGAACCACATGCCATAGGCATTTTGATTTTGTGTAAACGTACCAACGCCTTTATCTGCGGTGTTGCCGGCCGGTGTGTATCCAAAGAACCCTGGCAGGTATCTCACTGTGACCCATTTGCTTGAGTCGTTGGGATTGCCACCACTAAATGTTTCAATGTACACTTGCAAACGTCCGGCTCGGGTGGGGTCCACGTTATTTTTGACCACACCATAGAATGGCCCGTACTCAGCAGGGGTACCGCCGCGGTCTAGTTTGTAATTTTGAGGTGTGCCTCTACTGCGTTGTGCTTCTTCTGACATGTGTGCCTTTAGTTATCTCGTGCGCCGCGCTGTGGGCTGTATAAGTTGTAGCTTTGATTGACTCTTCCTGGTGCGACCGGTGCAGAAACAGTTTTGGCTCCAGCATAGCCACTTGTAGCATTATTGACTGTTTGAGTCACAGCGTCATTTGCAGCCGGCCCCACAATCACACCATTGCTGGTTGGGGGCAGTGCAGGAGGTAGCGGACCAATTGGGAAGCCCGGTGGAGGTGGAGGTGGTGGTGCACTGGCACTTTTGGTATTTGGAGCAGGCGGCCCGACCGCGGCTCGCGCACCGTTGGCCAATTGATTTAGATTACTGCCGGCAGCACCACCACCAGGCAGCTGGGCAGCCAAGGCATTTGTTGATCCGCGGCCGCCGACAGCTGTACTAGTATTGGATGGTCCCAGTCTACTTTGAGCTGTTGCTGTGCCGAGTATGGCACCAGATGCTGCCAGGGCATTATTGTCTGCTGTAGCTTGATTTCTAGCTGCATTGCCATTTGCATTGTTTCGATTGATTAACCTTTGTAGTTCTGGATCTGATTGATTGTTCTCAGTGGTGGCAGCCACAGTATTGGTCTTTGAAGGAATTGGAAAGTAATACATGGTGCCTTCAATGGTCTGTTCAAATCTTCCCTGCCGAAATTCACTGACAACTCTGTTGGCCTGATACACTGTGCTTTGCAGTGGTAGTCTAGCTTCGAGCCCTGCGCCTTTGTAAGGATCAGCCAAGCCTGTGGCTATGTCGTAGTCTTGTGGACGTTGCCAGGAAATTTCATACAACACTTGGTTGGCATCAAAGTTTATGGTACCATCAAGAAAGAATGGAGAGTAACTGAATTCTGCTACACTGACGCCGCCGGCCAAATCGCCTTGTTGTATCCACGCAGGATCTCCAATGATGCGTATCTTGCTGTTGGCCATGTCTGAAGGGCTGTACAGCACTTCTGACGCATTGGCGGGAATTTCGTTGCCTTTTTCAGCAGAGCCTTGACGACTTTCTGAGCTGGCAGCCATGTAAGTGTATTTGGGAATTTCTCTCATGCTGGCCGTGAACTTTTCTCTTAGTTTGGCTGCTGCACTATTTTCTGGTGTTGTTCCAGTCACAGTGATGTTGTACAGGCCGTTGAAATTGGCCTGAAAATCCAACACCGCAGTGTTTTGCCCTGTGAACCAGAATGGATAACTTTTGTGTACTCCACGAAATTTACTTACAGGAAAATATTTTGAGTCAAAGAGAGGCACTTCGTATTCGCTGATGATGAATTTTATTTTGTAGGCATAGTCGTTGCGAAGATTGTCATAATTACCTTGTTCAGCTTCCATGTTGATTTTAAACCATTGCAAGGGCGTGGTACGAGTCTCGTAACCTTCGGCCAATGATTCAGTACCTTCTTGTTCGTTGTTCACAGTAAGTGCCTGATTGTAGATGTAACTGCTGTTGCGTATGGCCAAGTCAATGGCTTGTATCACTTGCATGCCGGCTGTGACACTCCAGTTGCGGCTGCTGATGTTCAAGGCATTCTTGTTTGAATCAAACGCTTGATTGGCATTTTCGCTGGCAGGGGCGCCCATGCTAGTTTGTGTTTGTTCAACAATTTTACCGGGTAATCTGATCTGAGCGTCACGAATATTTTGTTTGCCGTCCCGCCCGGGCACAAAAACTATTTCATATGTGTCAGCCTTGCGATATATTTTATCTGTGACCAATCTTTGTTGAAATTCATTCATGGCTCCCATCAGTCCCAGCTTGATGATTTTTTTGTCTTTGGCAGCATTGGCCTTGGGAGGAGCACCTGTAGCATCAATGGCATTGTCCACTGCTCGCACTGATGCTTGAGTAGGCCTGTCAGGCACCCGTTGTTGTGCTTGGCCTGGTGGGTTACCTTGTCTGGCGAGTCTGGCTGTTTCCGCGCTTGATTGATTAGAAGTGCTTTGACCTGGCGCACTGGCTGGTGCGTTGCCTGAGCTGTATGCGACATTGCCGCCCAGTAGCTCGCCCACGCTGGTTGCAGTCAATTGCACATCATAGGGCACAGTGCCCCGACGTGTGCCGCCGGCCACCATTTGGTTTATGGGTGCGCAGTCAAATTCATATGAGACCAGTTTTGATCCCACACTCCAGTTGATTTTTTTAATGATGAAAGGAATAAACTTTTCTACCACAGCATTGGGGTCTGTGAGTCCTGTGGCCGGATCTAACGCACCAACTTTGACCAAGTTACCGTTGGCATCATATCCATACCAACGCATGACCATGAGATAGGCTGTGGCAGTGTAGTTGATGGGTTGATTTTCTCCAGCAGTTTGTCCCATGTCTTGCACAGCCTCATACAGTCGATCCAACAGGCTGATGTTGCCAGGCTCAATCACTGTGAATTTCAAATTGGTGACCATGTGTGCTGCCCGTGTTTGACGGCCAGGCAACATGTTGTCTATGGTTATGGAATCAATGTAAAAGTCCTGAGGGAACGCAGGATTGCGTCCATAGTCTTTATCATTGAACTCTTGAGCAAACTCTGCACCAGGATCTTTAGCATTGACCGAGCCTGTGCCTTTGCCCAAAAACCCATCAACATTGGTAGGAGCGCCGCCTGATTGAAACAACAAGTTGTAGCCGTTGATGTTTTTTTTCTTGCTGCGAAGCAGTCGGGTGTACTGTCTGGTGCTCATCAAGTACACACTGGCCGAATAGGTGTAGCTGGCAAAACGATCCAGGATATTGGGCTGTGGTTCTATTGCGCCGTCGGCATTGAGGTTGCCTGACGTATTGGTACCTGGCGAAGTGTTGGAAGGTCCTTGAGGACCTGCCGCTGCGGCACCTTGGTTTTGTATTGTCGTGTCAGGTGCCACTGTCTGTTGCGGTGGCGGGCTAGTCCCGGGGGCAAGAGGGGGAGGATTGCTTGCAGTGCCACCACCAGGTGGTGGCACTGGTGCTGGTTTGCTGACCACAGGAGTGGTTTTGTCACTTTCTGCCTTCTCTTTTTCAGTCCTCTGCGGCGTGGCAGGTGGCGGTGGCGGTGCTTTTGCCGCTTCTTCGGCAGCTTCTTTAGCGTCATTTAATCCACGTACAAGAGCATTAATTCTTCGTGCTTCAGCATCCATTTTGTCTGACAGAAACATTGACTGATTTGTCAAGTTTTGATAAGTTTTGGATAATGCCTCGGCTGCGGCTGTATCGCCTGCTGCTCTTGCTGCTTTTAGTTGTTTGTTAACATCAAGTGTCTGATTATTAATAACACTTGCCTGTGCTTCCAACTCTTGGTAAATTAATTGGGCTGCATCAAGTTCTCTTTGAATTTCTGCTACTGTGGCCATGTTAGAATCCCAGTACTGATTTGAGAGTGGTTATCTTGGGCAACAAGATCTGCGTATTGACCACAAAATCCAGTGGAGGCTTGGTCAAGGTGTTGGGGTTGCGTTGGTAGAACACCCACCACAGTCGAGCATCCCCATACAAGTCATGTGCCAACAGATCTGGTCTGTACTGATAGGTCAAATTGATTGTGAAAGCCAAATCATCACTCTGACTGGGGATGGGTCTATTGACCATGACATCCAAGAAAAATTGATTGTAGCCCGTGGTGTAGTACGGACTGGTTGCATCATAATTAGCACTCATTACCAGAACCCCGCTTTCAGTAAGTTACCATTGGCAAAGTTCTCCATGCTGAACTGCTGGCTCTGCTGACTGCGTGTTTGTATGGGCATGAGTGTGAGTTGTATTTCGCATTTGGTAGGCACGTAGGTGGCATCAGCTATGTTGGTCACACTTTGCATTTCCAACAGGCCCTGTGCAGGCACATTGGGCAACGCTCCTTGGCTCAACCCCCCGTTTGTCAATCTGCCGATCACTGATGATATGGGGGTGCTGGAGGCCTGTGGTTTGGGAGATCGACCGCTTAGGTTTACGTTGTAGTTGTTGGGCTTGGTTTTTATGTAGTCACAATCATTGGGCATGCTGTAGTTGAATGTTTTGACCACACAGGGTTGGTTGTTGAATTGATACTGTCCCAGGCCAATGAGATACACCAGGGGCGGCGGCGCCCCACGCAAGGGATCTTTGGCGCCATAAAACATCTTGGTCACTGAACGAAAAAAGTGTATCACGGCCAAAAGGTAGTTGGCTTCGGCAGTGTCTTGAGCAGTGAATATGCCAGTGATTGACACATCACCCACATAGGAACCTTTGTAAAATTGTCCACGATAGTTTGAGTGTGTGAGCTCCACACTGTCGTAGTCAGCGTTGTACGTGGTCTGTATGGTAGGCATGTAGGGAAACACCACACCATTGCTGGCTGCCAGTGGTGCCAATATGCCGGCGGCCACATTCTTATCTTTGTAAAGATATGTGGCATTGGGTGCCAGTCGCAGCCGCACACGCCAGTCACCTGATGCAGGTGATTGAAATTCTGCTTGAATGGCTGGTTGTTCCTGTGCCTTTTGTTTCATGGCAGCAGCTTGATTGGCCTGCTCTTGTTGATAAGCGGCGGCGGCGGCTTCAGGATTTCTTGCGGCAGCGGTCGTGAAGGCGGCGCCACCAAACGGGCCCTTGACTCCTGGATCGGTGGCAGGGTTTACCGGCGGTGGTACACCAATGGCTCCCAACACGCCGGTACTGGTGTTGGCATTGAAAGTTGCAGCGTCCACTGGTGCTGGAGCAGCCACTTGTGCTCGTGCAATAGATTGCTCTGGAGTCAGCAAGGCTGGATCTTGGTTTGCTGACACATCTCCTGGCGCCACATTGTCAACCAGCGCCGGTACTGCTGCCGCAGTCTGTACCTGAGCAGGCGATGTCTCTGGTCGAGACTCGCTGGGCAATGGAGGCACTGCTGGTATTGGTGCAGTTTGCCCGGACTGCTGTTGTTGTTCGGCTGTGGGCGCAGTTTTACTTAAAAATACCGTACCTGTGACAGGATTTTTGTATTGGTACTCACCAGAATTTCGATCTACACCTTCAAATTGACCAGTGGCTGGACTTTGATTGCTGGCCACTTCAACTTCACGTGCAAGGGTTTTTTGTTCGGCACTCAGTGCAGCTCTTTGTGCCAGCACAGCATCACGTTCAGGACCGTCAGGTAAGTCGATGGATTTTTGTCGCAGGTCTCGTAATTCCTGGAAGTTTTGTTCTCGCTTTGCTTGAAGTTCTGCTATTTTAGCATTGTCTTCTGCGGTCACTGCAGGTGCAACAGCAGGGTCTGGTACCCTTGGTACTGCTGCTGCCGCAGGTGCAGGGGCCGCGCCCAGCACACTGGCAGTGACTTCAGCACTGGTGCTGTTTCCCCCTCCTGACTGACTGGGCTGCTGAGTCTCAGCAGGAGGTATATTACTGGGCCCTGTTGCTGTTTGATTTATACTTGCCTGCGCAGCCGCATAGGCTGGAGAATTTTTTGGTGTCACTGCCACAAGAGTTTCGGGCGGCAAGCCAGCAGCTTTTATTTTTGCTTCTGCTTGTTCTTTGGTAATTGTTTCCCCAGTTTTGAAATCTTGATATGATCCATCGCGGTTGCCTATCACACCTGCTTGTCTTTTTCCAGCGGTCAACAACTCGTTTTGTCTGTTTATAGCCTCTTTTTCAGATATAATAGCATTGGAATCAAAAGTTCGAGTTCTTGGATTTCCTGTGTTGGGATCTGTTGTGGTAACAGTTGCAGGAACACCAGTGTTGACAGAATTTACATACTGATTTAATTGCGCTTGATTGTCCGCGTTGACCCGCACCGTTTTGCCCTGAGCATTGGTAATAATATACAATCCTGTGTTGGGATCCTGCTTGACATTGGGTGGTAGGATGATATCGGCCATGTTGTTATTTACTCAAATCAAAAACCATGTAG